TATTACTGTTTTTAAAGTTTGCCATTTATAATAATAAGTTTATAATTATTAAATTTAAACTTATAAAAATTAAATCAAAAAAATATATCAAGTCATCCATAATTATTAAATTATTAATCAATACATTTTGTAATATTTGTCATGTTAATCAACTTTACAAAAGCATCAATTTCTTTAATCTTACACTTTAAAATTTTATTTTTTTGTTTTAGTTCAGTTAGTTCACTTACTAAATCTTCAACTTCACGATTACGTAAACAACGTTCATAAAGGGATAGTAAAAACTTATACATTATATAAGTATTATAGAAATTATATTTTAAATATAAACGAATATAATTTGATAAATATTATAAAAAAGATGACTTTATAATAAAATGGAAATACAAAATTATCCGAATTATTTAATTTATAAAGATGGAAGAGTTTATAGCAAATATAAAAAAGAATATAAACAATCTAAAATAGAAAAAAATGGATATGAAAGATTAACTTTATATAATAATGGTAAAAAAAAAACATTTTCAGTTCATAGATTAGTAGCATTACATTATATACCAAATCCAAATAATTATCCACAAGTAGATCATATTGATAGAAATAAGACAAATAATCATATGAATAATTTAAGATGGTGTAATGTAAGTCAAAATGAACAAAATAAAGGTATGATTAAAACTAATACATCTGGTATTAAATTTGTATTGTATAATAAATCAAGAAATAATTGGAAATTTTGTAAAGTAATAAATGGAATAACTTATACTAAACAATCAAAAAATAAAATAAAGATGATATGTTATACATTTATTTTCATATTAAAAATTAAAGCAAAAATAATATAGTGGTATGTTGTTAAACTATCAAGCGTTATAAACTTCAAACATCCCATCAACTAATCTTGCGACCCTTAAATACTCACAATAAGAACGCATAAGATTTACTTGACGACCAGATGTTTTCCAAGATCCAGATAAATGTAATTCAATACCACGTTGTCCAACACGTCCATTACTTAATCTTGAACCAAGATAAAAGAAATGACCATCAAGATTACCCTTTTGTTCACGTCCTTCAAACATTTCAGTATCAGTAATAGTTCCAGCAGTTGCTTGATCTGAATATTCACTACGACTTACAAATGGCACACCTTCACTATCAGTTAATATACTAAATAGACGTGCTGTATTATCAACATCACTAGTATATTCAAATCTATCATTATAACGAATATTGTATTTTAATGATCCAACTTGTTTACCAGATGCATTAATTTCTGGTGATAGTGATACATACTGACCAAGAATAGTATCTTCATTATAAATTGTAGCATTATATGGTAGTGTTGTAATAACACGTGGAACAAGACGATTTGCCATACCAAGATTACGAATTACACCACTAGCAAGTGCTGTTGGACTTGTAGTATGTTCAACAAGTCGGTAATCACTAAATGAAAATGACATATCACGATTAGCATTAGCATAACGTTCCATTTCATCAGTAGCACCATAAAAAATATAATCAGCACAAAATTTAAGTTCACTTTGTACAATATTCATTGGAATATCTGCTGTATCAGTATTAGCAATCTGTGTTCTGAATTTAGTAGTTGGATGAAATGTAAGTTCAATATTAATTGGTTCATTAATCATATATAGTGCTAATTGATGCACTTTAAGGAATGGGAAAAGATCCGATAAATCAACCATAAAACTTGGACATTCTGTTTTGGCATTTGCATTCATTACTGCCCAATCTGGTAAAAATAATTTATCAGTATCAACATCATTTTCAACACCAGTATCTAAACCATAACTAGAAGCATTAACTTCACTTTCATCATTATATACAAATTTATGGTTCATGTATCTACCAGTCATATATAATTCACGTTCAATATTAGTTTCATTATTAATTAAAGATGACTTAACTCCAAAAAGTCCACCCCAACTATCAATTTCATTTATTGCTTTATTTCCAATTTTAAGGACTGCTTTTTTAATTACTTGTGCTATACCAAGATGGGGTGCAAAATATACATCTTGATTAGTAGCATTTGGTTCTACACTAATGAATAGTTTACTATGTGAATGCAAGAAACCTTTGTTTTGTAAGGTGAAACGTGCAAATCCATCTTGGGTTGTACTACCTTGATTAAACACTACTGCTTCAAGTAAATCAGTCTCTACTTGCTGGATATAGTTTACTGGCACTTGCTGTAATTTAATAAAATCTGGAATAGATATTTCTGTTGGTGAAGGTTGCATATCAGACATTTTTATATTATAGTTTATATAATATATTTGTTAAAAAAATATTAAAAAAAAATAGTATAGATATTAATTATTGTAATAGTTGAATTCCATTCTGGTTATATACAAGTTGTGCTTTTGCTTTAATAAAGATATATACACCAATGGGATGATCTCTATCAAGTTCACTTTCAATACTTACACCAAATTGTTCTTGACTGAAATCTTCACCTTGACCACCAATACCATATTTAACACCAAGACCAGTTAATGCTCCACCTTCTGCAATATTAGTATATGAAGATTGTGCTAATGCTGTAATCATGTTATATTCACGATTAGCATTTACTGGTGAAATACTCATTCTACCAGCACCATAAGTGGGGTGAACTGCTTCAACAAAGTTTTTGACAATCTGGGGGTCTGGTAGTGAAGCACTAGCATTTGTAATAATATCATTAACAAAATCAAAATCTGCTGGAAATTTACTACCACCTTTAAGAAACTGGATACGTTTGAAAAAAGCAAGGTCAGTATCACTAGAACCTTTACCAGATGGAAATGTAGTTGCTTGTCCATCAGCAGTAAGTGTATTAATATTAGATACTGGCATAAATGTCATAAAAGCACTTAATACATTATGTAGTGCTAGATTATATTGAATTTGTGCATTCGTGGAATTAATACTAGTGTATAATGATGTAATTGTATTAAATTCAAATACTCCTTCACTCTGATCTCCACTAATTGTTCCTTCTGGTATATCTTGAACTTCACAAGTTAATTTAAGATTAGATAATTCATAATGTGCTTCTGTAAGTCCAGTAGTAGAACCAGTAGTAGCATATAATACATTAGCATCTGGTTGAAGTTGGAATTCAATCTGAATACCACCAAAAGCATCTGGTCGTAGATTTAGAAGATTTCCACCCATCATAAATCCAGATGGTATATGCATACTAAAACTATTAGTTTGTGCTTGGTCAGTACTGGCATTCTCCATAACAGATTTACGGAAAGTTTCAGCATTTGGCATAATCAAACAAGTTTCAGCAAGGTGTCCCATCTGATCTTGTAAGGAACTTGTCATTCCAAGATATGTATTAAGGTATTTTGAATAATGGCGGATATTTTCACATATCATTTTAGATTTAACTGAACGAATAGTTAAACTTTCAAATACATTATAAATACCAAGTCGGTTATTCATAGTTAAATTATCACCATCAGTTAATGGTGTTGGTGTAGCAAGGTTGTCTTTGTAAGCATTAAATTCACCAACAACACGAACACTTCTTGGATCTAATAAACCATCTTGTGCCGATATTGTGAAAGATAATACTGGAAAACCATTTTTAAATGATATTTTACCATCTGCTGGAATATTGTCTGGTCTTATTTCAATAAATCGTGAAGTCATTTTATAATTTATATTATATAAAATTTTGTAAAAGAAAATAAATAAAAAAATATTTTGAAATTTACATTACTACGTCAACAGAACCATCTCTTATCATTAGACGACGTAAGTGTACAATATAACTATTGAATAACTTACCTTTTGTTGGTGCTGTGCTTTCTTGATATTTCAAAATTACTTGTAAATCTTTTCCACGTAAGTCCATAGCACCTTTTTGTCCGCCAGCACTAAAACCACGACCAAAGCAAAAGTTTTCCATAAAACCAGTAAAACTCTTTGGATCAATATCAGCATTATCTAAACATTTTTCTAATTCATAAATATGGAAAGCATCAATACTATTACGTGTAGCAATCTTTTTAGTAGACACTTCTCGTGAAGGCACTCTTTTGCCGTTAATAACATATTGATACGATGATAGAAAATCACATATACCACTATGGTTAGATCTATTATTAATCAAACATGTATCTTGTGCATCTTTGGTTGAAGCAGTAGAATTACTTTCATCAGTTCCTTTATATACATATCCACCTTTACCACTAATTTGTTCTGCTGTATTATATACAGTACTATCTAATGGTGAAACTAATAGTGATTTAGCACGTGAATTTTGTGCAAATACTTGGAATTGTGCTTGTCTATCAGTTGCTTGAATACTATGTTTATAGTTTGTCCAACTCATAATATCAAATTCAATTGCTTTACCTTCACGAACTTTTTGGATCATACCCTTTTCATATCCGGGATCTAAATGAACTTGTGATACAATAAGATTTACATTTGAAAGTGTAAAACTAGCATCATAACTACTTTCACTTTCACAACTGGTAGAATACATTACAAAATTTTCACTTGTAATTGCTACACCAGTATTATTAACACTTGCAGATAATTTAACTTCAATTAATCCATTACCACCATCAGCACCAGTAGATAAATTGATTTCACTAATAGTTGCTAATGCTGAAAGTGTTGATACACTACCATTATTATCTGATACACAAAAGTTCATGGTTTCTCCAACCACAAAAGGCATCTTGGCAACACTATCAGCACCACCAAGATTATTTTTACGTGAAACATAAAATGTATCAGAACCAGAACCATTTGCCCAATTATCTGGTGTAGATGAACCATTTAGTGAATGAAAGAATGGTGCAAGTTCAGTTCGTCTATTACGATTTACACCATCTAACTGATTTAAGATTACTGGTGCTTCATTTAAATCTAGTTCAATATATAAACCATTTGTCATCATAACTGGGAATATAGTAGAACTATCAGCAAATATTCCACTATGAATTGGTAGACACAACTTAACATCAAGAAAGTCAGTATTACCAAAAGTTGTAGATTGATTTCCAGTTGTGCGTTTAAAGTATGGATTAGTTAAAGTATTATTCATTTCAGATTGTGTTGTACCTTCTGTTCCACGATTTGCTGGTTGATATACAGCACATCCTTCACGTAAGGCACGATAATTTTGAATATTTTTATCTTTATCATAATCATACTTAACACTTACATAATTATCATATGAAGATAGTTCTTCTAATAACTGCCCCCTTGACCCATCATAGATGCGAATATTAGAAAATATTGTAGATGTACATTTATCAAGTTGTAGACGTGTGGGTGATTTACCAGCAGGTAAGGTAATTTTAAAATTTGCATCAATATAACATTCACGTCCATCAATAAATTTGTTTGATGGATCTACGAAAATTTGGACTTTTTGTCCGGGACTATAAGATAAACCATTTTCAGATGGTATGGATACTTTTGTTTCGCCAACTCTAACATTATCGTCTGCTTTCCAATAAGACATTTTATATTAATGTTAATATAAAAAAAATAAATAAAAAAAAATCAAAAAAGTTATAATGTTTGTGCCATTGCTGTTGGTTGTGCTATTTGTTGTTCTGTTTCTTGCTTTTGAACAACATCTTCTTGTTTTTCTTTTGTATCATCTTTTGCTTCACCAACTAAATCTAATGCTCCACTAGTTAAATCTAATACACCACCAATAAGTGCAGCAGGTGGAAATACAGCACCACCAAGATCAGCAATACTACCACCAATTTGTAATAGATTACTTGCCTTTTCCCAGTTATTATTTCCAGCAAGACCTTTTCCTTTAATATCTTCATAAAGATCTAAACCACCAATTGCACCAGCACCAAGAACACCAGCACCTTTACCAACTTTTTCACCAACTTCACCAAGTGTATCTAATGTTTCATCACTAAAAGCACCAGTTTTACGTAAACCTTTCATTAATCTTGATGATGATGCTTCTGCTTCTTCACCAACACTTTCACCAGTTGGTGAACCTTCTGCTACTGGTTCTTCTGGTGGATCAGTTGGATTTTGTTCTGATGTTGTTGCATCATCTTGTGGATTATTATTTTCTGCATTTTCACTAGTTGTTTTTTCACTTTGTGATGTTGCATTAGATGATTTTTTACTTTCTACATAATCTTTATATGCTTTAATTTTATTTGGCATATTTGCACCAGTCCATAAACCTTGTGCTGTATCTTTTGCTTGTTTAATAGTATCAGTTGTTTTGATTTGGTCTTTAATACTTGATACTTGATTTGCTATATCAGTATTATGTTGTCTGATACGTTCATTTAAATCTCTGATACTTTGATTTCTGGCATTACCAAGTGATATTGCTTGTTGGTTTGCTAAATCGTCCATTTTATAATTATAAAAATATTTTATTTTATATTGTAAAAAAAATAATTATTCTATTTCTAATTCTTCAACATTATCACCATCACGTGTTGGATATATTTTATATTCATGTCTTACATATGCTTCTGCTGGATTTTCAGATAGTTTCAAATATAAAAATGAAAATCTATCTTTATGTGCTTCATTATATAGTTCCATAAATTTATCATGACCGCCAACCATATCACCATATTCTTCTGCTATTTTTTCTAACTCTTTTGCGTTCTGCTGTTTACATATAATAACGTCAGTTGCATTATTTCTAATCATACCACTAACAGCACGAAATGATTGAACTGCTATAATATAAAAATCAATATAATGTCTGAAACGTGTACTAAAAAATGATACTTCATTACTTTTTTTAAAATCTTTTGTTAATACATCATCCATAACTAATGCATATGTTGGTCTTTCACTTTTATCTTCATATTGTCCTTGACTTTTTTTAATATCATTTATTATATGATCTTCATAATGATCCATACAATCAAAATGTTTTGAAAGTATTTTACCTTTATTATCTGTATGTAATGTTGTGCTAATAAATTTTACAATATCAAACTTGTCTTTATAAAAATCTGGATTACAAAAATAGTTTGTTAGTAAGTTTGATTTACCACTTCTTACACTACCAATAATTAAACATAATGAAGGCATTTGTGGTAAGTTTTTATGTATATCATCAAACCTTTCACTTGGTGCTTCATCTTTTACCTTTAATACTTTTGGAACTTTTTTATTAGTTGCTTTTTTCGGCATATTATATATATTATAATATATATTTTTTATATTATGGATTTTTTTTTAAGAAATTACATTTCGGTTTGCCCTTTGGTTGTTTCACATACTTTGCTTAAAATCATTTGATAAGTATGTAATATATTATTATATCCATTATCTAATAAATATGGTATACTATATTTACCTTTTCCAATTTGACCTTCTGGACAATCATCAATTAATATTACACCATCATCTTTCATTAAATCTTTTTCTAATATTATTTTACTATCTTCTAAATGAACTTTACATGCTGTTTCACCACTTTCTAAATGATCCATATATAGTAAATCAATTTTACCATTATAGTTGTTTAAAAACTCTGTGCTTGTAGTTTGTAATATTTTTACTCTATTGTTTTTACCAATCATAGTTTTAACAACCTTTATAGCATTTGGACAAGGGTCAATAGTATAAATGATAAAATTTTTATCTGTTAAATTATCAGCAAATAATTTTGTAAAACATCCATCACTCCACGCCCACTTTTCTGGATTGTTTGGATGCCAATCATTAGTATCACTAGATATTCCCCAACTTTTAAAACTTCTACTTGTACCAAGTTCAACAATTACAATATCATTTTTGTCTTTTAAATATTCAAATGTTTTTTTGAATGTTTCCGTTCTTTGATTTAAATATTGTTCATAAATCATTTATTTGTTTATTTAACATATATTTTAATTTAAAAGTATTTAATATTTTAATATTTTCATGTAAAAATGCATATGATCCCATATTAGATCCAAAGATATTATTTTGATGTAATGCATCACTATTAAATCCATAATCTTGTGGTTTAATATATGATCTACCAGATGATATTGCCCATTTATCATTATAAACATTTGATATTATAAAATCATCACCAAGAAAACTTGCACATAAATATTTTTGTATTAAATCATTTGATTTAACATCGTCCACCTTTGGTTTAAAGTTGTCTATACATTTAAAATAGTTTGAATAATATAAAATAAAATCATTACATTGATTATAATCAAAACATACACCACCATACCCTTCAACCATTTCACAAGATCCATAAACTATTTTATAACTTCTATTTTTGTTGTAATCAAAACCACTACCAGTTGTAATATTATTATTTGTTTTTTCATCCATTAATTCATAAAATAAATCACGATGATATAATGTATCATCATCTATGATAATCAACTTGTCATTATATAATCTTTTTTTTTTCATAAATTGGAAACCACCAATATATTTACATACTGCACCATAATCATATACAAAATTAAATACTACACGTGGATCTCTTTTACATAACATTAATAATGATCTTGGTATTTTAAATTCACCAAATCGTTTATAATCAGCACACATATTAATTACAAAATATTTATATCTACATTTTATCATTGGTATGATTTGTATTAGTTTATCTATACGTGTTGGTATGGTTGAACAACTTAATATAAATCCCATTTTATAATATAACATATATATTATTTATTTTTTAAACGAAAATATAAGTAAATGGTATATTACTTAAATTTAAGGAAAGTTGAAATCATAAATATAGCAACATCTCAATACCCATATACTCTTGAATTGAAGATTACTAAAATATAAGTATATAAGTAAATCAATAACATATATCCCATCTATTTGAACCATCACGATATTTATAACTTTGTGGTTGTAATTTTTTCATTAACTCTGCTTTTTCTCTTTCAATCATCTCTTTCTGTTTCTTTTCTGCTTTACGTTGTTTACGTAATGTTTCATATTTTGCTATTGCTTCATATTGTGCTTGTTCTAAATCCTTTTTTGTAATCCATGTTTCACTATCACGTTTTACTGGTTCTTTTGCTGGTTCTTTTGCTGGTTCTGGTTGTTCAACTTCTTGTTTAAGT